ATTGGGAATGATTCATTTGTCAATTTAAACGGGACGACTGCTTCAGTTTCAAGCAGTTCAAACTGCTCCCGTATTATGATTGGAACCTCCTCGACGGGAAGCTCGCTGAAAGAATTAATATGTTCTTTCTTGATTTTCTTATCGAATAGAGGACCGTATGTCTTTCTACGCTCGATTTCTGAGCGCTCTGAAAGATGAAGTGGAACCCACTCACCGGATTTTTCGGCTACTTTCGCCGTAAACCAGGACCGGACGTGATTTACATAATCATCATCACGGAAAAGGTCTTGTACAACTCCGGGTGGAATACCAGAAGACTCCCCAGGTCTGATACTACGACCTATTTTAGGAATCTTCACACATGGTAATCGGGGTAATGACTTACTATAAAGTTCATAGAAAGCTCCCGAATCCACTTCCCGCAATTGCCTAACTGTAAAACCTCCTGAACCATAAGGAGGCGGCAGTTGGTAGACAAACTTCAACATTTCCCAAAGATCCTGTGGAACAAGCCTTACCCCACGCTGGCCATACTGACGAAGAGGACCTAAAGGGTCATTCTTCAGATTTATTGGTTTCGCTTTATAGAGGGCGTAGATTCCTTTCGAATCAATTGTCCTCCCAGCAAACTCAGCAATTTCGGAGTCATAAAACGACTTCGAGGGTGAGATTGGGACTTGTAACCTTTCCATTGCGGCAACATACCTCTTAGCTAATTGGTAATTAGAGATGACAATATCGTCACCTATAACGCGGAACTCATTCGAGCGTCCGCCCAAAGAAAGCGTAAAAAGGATATGCCACGTTGTGAAAGTAGAAAATGACGGCCCAGTACCTAAGGGCTGCCCATTCTTCCACTGGATTGTCACATTCTCATTTGTTGCCCAAGAAGATCTCGAGATTTCCCCGAATATTTCAATATCTTCGGAGAGTGTTGGAAATAATTCATACAACATCTCAAGCTGAAACTCAAGCGGAAGGTGATCTGAACAATTCGATAAATCAATTGAACTGATTCTTTTTCCTTCCTGAAGCTGGAAAACCACCCACTTCATCCCAGTCTCCTGATCAAAAACACAGGATGGGACTAAATTAGCAAGCAGATCTTCAACAGCGTTCTTAAGCCGTGATAAGGCCATCTGAATCGTTCGGAATGGATTCGCAATGAAACGAATCTTCATCCCTCGATCCTTGGTCAGACCAACAACTTTACCCACGACGTCCTCCTGCTGGGACTCACTCAGATAAAAATAGTGAGATAACTCCATAGTAGGCATT